TCAGGCTTAGCTTTTTTTTCCTTTATTAACGCTAATCTCTTCTCTGCGTCTTCAAGTATATGATAGTAATTTAACGTTTGTTGTTGTTTTATCTTTAATTTATCTTCATCAAATTGATACCCCTTTTCTTTACGATCTAACATATTAGCTAATGATTCATCGCTTATTTTTTTCACTTGTTTTAGGAGTTCAATTTCTTTTTCAAATTCTTCATCAGACAATTTCGATGAACTCGCTTTAAATGTTTGTGTTTGGCGTTCTGCTTCTTTTCGCATCTGCAAAATATCCGAGCCGAATTGTTCAGCGGTAAATCTTTTCAGCTCGAAGTTTACGGGTATATTCAGTTTTTTTCCTAAAAGGGATAACACTTTCGATTGAAGGCGTGGGAGCAGAGTAGCTGAGTTTGCGAGACTGGATAACGCTTTTGCATACCAAGGAATTGACTCGTCTGTTAATTCTTTAAGCTTTGTATTTAAACCCGGTAATATATCCTTTTTTATCGTATTTAATGAATCACCGAATTGGCTCATCAAAACGTTAATGTTATTCTTGAATAATGTCTCCTGACTGGCAAGAGTATCGTTCATTATTAATAACGCATCATTTGTTGCAGCTCCAGAGTCATTTATGCCATCTAATGACTCTGCATACCCTTTAGCATTTTCACCTGTTGTTTTTAAAATAAAATTTACAGCTTCAACACTACCGAAATACTTTTGCAGGCCTTCGCCCGATTCATCTGCTTTTTTACGTGCAAGTGACAGCGCATCGCCAAAACTCATTGTCTTGAAAATATTCTCGCCTAAACTTTTTGTCACTGCAATAATAGCAGCTTTCATCTGTGTCATTGACTCCGCCGTGGGAGTACCTAATTTTGTTAATGCTGCTGTTGCTGCCAGAGATTCATCCAACCCGACACCGTAGGATGCTGCCAGTGATGCAACTTGCGAGAAACTTGCACCAATTTCATTCAGGGTAGTTTTACCCATTTCAACAGTTTTGAAAAGCATGTCAGATGCGTTCATTGCCTCGTCGGCAGACATCCCATACGAGTTCATGATAGTTGTCAGTGTATCCGCTGCGATAGCGGTTGTACTACTGCCCGCTGTAGCTGCCTTTGCTGAAATTTCCAGAACAGTCATTGCGTCTGCACCCGCATAACCGGCAGATACGATTTGATATAAGGCTTTTGTTGATTCAATAGCTCCAACCGGAATTCTGGTTGTCATATCAAGTATTGATTCTTTCATCTCATCCGCACTATTCCTTGCTTCTTCTGAAATAGTTTGAACTTCTGCGAATGCCGTTTCAAAATCACGTGAAAAGTCCAAAGCGGCTTTACCTACTTTCAATAATGCTGCACCGACCGCAGAAGCGCCCAACATAGCGGGATTGAATAGACCTGATAGCGCTCCACTTGCTTTCTTGCTATCTCTTTTAAGTCCGCTTGTATCAATTCCTGATGTCCAGAAAAGGCTACCAATATTTTGTCCAGATGCCATAATCTATTTTTCTCAAAGTTACAAAAAAAAGGAAACATGTTTTATAACATATTTTTTATCACATATACTGCGCTAAATCCCGACCACTACCTTTTATTACCTTTTCTTTCTTGTCCGGGCGTTCACTCATAACGTTATAATCCATTAACATACTCATAAAAGTAAAATAAGGTAATTCAATAATTTGTGCGGGCGTAAAACCAAAAGCCTTATTTCCGACTACCAATAAATTTATTGGATTGAATAATTCTGTTCTGCGAGGGCTATTATCTCCCTGCTGTTTCGACTCATCTTTTTCAGGAAGATAATAGATGTTTGAAAAGACTTCGTATCCATCTGATGGATTACAAATATTAAAATGTTAACGAGATCAACCGGTAACATTTTGTCTATATCATAATCAATTAACTCGTCAAAAATAGCTTTAATCGGCTTCATATATTCCGAAATTTTTGGAACTATCTTATCAAAGAAATCGCCAGGCGATTCTATTTCATCGTCAATTATTATCTGATTAAGATACGGGCTGATTGTAATAACCTGACCTACTGTAAGCGGTTTTATTTCTATCTTATCCTTCCCTACCGTATAATATTCTGATTTGCCGCGGATTATGGATGCTTGCTCGGACAATGTTTGTATTAAGTTCATTTTTTGTTTTTCGTTTTTTTAAAAAAAGGAAGCTGTAAACCTCCTTTTTTTTTCTGTCGTTAATTACTCTGACTCTGATGTCTCTCCTTCGACAAAGTAAGGTGTAATCGGTTCTCCATCACCATCCAGCGGCTGCGTAATACTGAACGTCAATTGAAGTCCTATTAAATCAGTTTTAGCGTTAGTCTGACTCTGATGTCCAGAAACCCTACACTGCACGTAATTATAAGTCGCTTCATTGCCGAGCGAATCTTTCGATACAATCTGAACAGATTGTAAGATATTAGGGATAGTACTCGGAGCCGCCCATTTATCTCTTCCTCCATCAGTTCCCGCTGTAAAATTGCCGCCTAAGAAAGCTGGTAACTCGGACAATTTAAGTCCAAGTAATTCAAAGGAAAAGCTCTTTGCTGAGCCTGATAATAGCGTTGCGTAAGGGAAATCAGATTCCTCAATATTTATATCGTTAGAGGTAGGTGCTGCGATGTCGAATGTCATCGTTCCGTCCTTAATCCCTGTGTATTGAGTCTCCATTGTGCCCATTGTCCCCGCTGTGCCTACGTCATCCATTTTAAATGAGACGATGCCTGATAATTCAAATTTAAATGTATCTGCCATAACTTTAAGTATAAATCGCTTCTACGCGAATGTTTATAAAATTTTCTTTTTCTTCATTAAAAACTGTCATAGGCATGGCATCCAAATATGAATACCCTACCCTTGTTGTTTCTCCATTGTAACTGTCAAACGCATTTTGGATTAATATTTCAATTTCTTCAATCCTTGCTGAATTTATTCTACCAACTGAATCTTTCGGGACATAAAAATTAACGTTCACCAAATCATTATTAATCTTCGTTACACCTGCACGAATCTGAGTATTCGGAATTGAATTTAACACTATCCTTTCCGTGCCAACAGTTTCAACTGGAGAACCATATTTGTAAATGGTTAATTCCGATGAAACCAATAAATCACGGATCAAATTTATTAAATCACTCGTATTGCTCATAACAATAAATCTTTAAACGAATTTAAAATCTCTGTTTTCGATGGTCGCGAGCCGGTCAAAACATCGTACCCTTTTGCCTCAACATAAAGAGCGTATTCCATTCCTGCAAAAACAATTAAATAGATTCCTGTTTGTGATAATTCACTTATTTTCTGATCCGCAAAATCTGATTTATTATCGAACTTTACGACCCTTCCATCCTTTACAACAGAATATCCAATACTTGCACGAAGATTTCCGGTCTGATCCTTATATGCCCCTTTTGTTCGCGCTGCATTCACAAAATCATCACCGATGTAAGCCATTGCCTCAATGAACTTGCTTTCTTGCTCACTTGCGAATCTTTGTAAATCCGCAACAATAGTAGCGTTGTTAAAAAGTGGCTTTAAACCCATATCTCAAATTGTGTATAAGGATGAATTTGCAAAACAGTATATTCCTTCATTTTCTCATCACGAACTTTACCGCCATTTACAACTCCAGTATCAACATTTGTAAACAATGAATATGTTACAGGAATATTGTCTCCAGTATCACCGGTAACGAATTGCCTGGATGAAGTTTGAACATCGCATTCAAATTCAGTCCATACCTCAGTCGCGGCAATTGGATCACCATTTTCATCCTCACCTCCATCAGAAGTGGTTAAATATTCCCACTTATATCCATATCTGTTTACCATTTTGTTGATCCTATTGTTGCCGATCCATTATTCAAATAAATACCATTCGCATTCAGAATCTGTTCCGCATTCCTTAACAGTTGCGTCCTTGCACCCGCCGAAAGACTTTCGGAAGTGCGCCCCTGCGAATAGTTCGCAGAGGTGACACTTTCAATCATTCCGTAAGCTCCAGAAACATCATTCTCATCAGCTAATGCCGAGTCGATTCCTTTTGAGGTTAAAACAAAAGTAGCTCTATCCGCATCAGGGTAATAAATTTGAAATGCTTCTGAATTTGTCATATTACCATGCACTTGTCGCGTTAGTAGCAAGAATCATCATGCTATTAGCGATGTTTATAACAGGGAACGCATTAAATTCTGATTCAGTAAATTCATTACCATCCTTCTTATATTTAGAGATAGATACACCATCAACTAAAGAATAAGTTTTTCCTGGCTCTGGAGATTCTTCCTCATTTGCGAAAGTTCTAAACATTTGTCCAAAATCATTATTTACAGTAAAGCAAATCCGATTATCAACAAAAGGTAGAAGATCAGAAGTTGATCCGTCCTTATTTTCAATAGTAATAGGATCATCCATTAACTCAATTGCAGGTAATCCAACGCCAACTAATACAGCACTGATTGTCTCATTACTCAACAAGCCATTAGCTATCTGAGTAGTCGACCCCATTTGAAACTTGAAAGCGTTTTTAAATTCAGTGGTTGCTGCAATAGTATCCATTGTCGCAGAACTCATTTTCATAATCCTGAAATTGATTCCTTTAGCTCGCCACTCCTTCATTTTCTGCTTAATTACAGTAAGAGGGTTTGAGGAAGCTGTTGAAAAAACAGTAGGAACAAATTCTTTAGTAATACCCCAATTAAGAGCAGCATTCCAAACGACACCTTTTGGATTATTTACATTTGTCAAAGAAGATAGTCCAGTTGACATTGTTTCTAGCAAGATTCTATCAATTGCTTTATGCGGACCAACTGTTGCACGTTTAAGGTCTGGCATTAAGAAATTAATTAATGTGTTCACATCAACTCCTGTTCTGCCTAAATTCCTCTGCATATTAATAAACTCACGAACTTCTCGCTTGTTCATTTGATATTTATTACCGAACGTTGCAAGCTCACCGTTAATTTTTGAAGCGGTTGGTCTTGTTGCGATAGGCTTACCAGAAGAAAAATCTACAACAGAAGCCGCAGGGCTATTTTCCATAACACCTAAAACAGCACGCCAATCTAAGTCCAATGTGAACTTATCCGTTAGGTATTTTTTCCAGATAGGCTCCTCGAATGTCTCGAGAGCGTTATCCATTAATAGTTGAAAGTCTCCAGAATTTTCGAACAGTTCAACCAGTGTTTTTTGATAACTCATTTTTTTAAATTTTTAGTGGTTAAACGAATTGAAAATATTGACCGTTTGCATTTAATGATGCTTTAATTACATCGTTAACAGGATAGGATAAATTCAATTCCTGAATTTCCTTTGCAGAAATAACGGCAGTTACAGTTGGCGTTCCTGTGTTTTTTGTATTGTCGCTTAATAGACAATTCGCAGTGGCGGAAGCAATAGGAGCAACAAGATTAACACCACCATCAAAAATATCGGTAGCAGTTGTTAAAGTAGCACCTGTTTGGTTATCATCCCAATCAGTCCCGGTAAAAGTTAATTCTGTCAAGTCATAACCTTCAATAGTTCCAAGTGCATCGGTCAAAGTCTGAATAGCAGCGATATTATTATTACCAACGGTTGAATCAGCTAATGAAAGTGTTAATACACCAGCGGCAAAGGCAGCAACTAATACATCATCAGCGGCTTGCTCGATTGTTAGGCTTACACCATTCCATTTAGCAGCGTTTAGAGTATCAGTAGTTGCAATCAAATAATCACCTGTAGTGTCCTGAACAGTTGCAATAGCACCAGCACCAGAAGCAGTTGCGGCGGCATCTGTTTTATAAAGCACTGTACCAGCAACGGCGGCAGATAGTGTTCCAGAAGTAAAAGTCAACGTGTCATAAGTTGTGGTGGTCGCTGTAATTGCAGAAATTTCCTTGGCTACAACACCATCAGAAATAAAATCGCCAACTTTAAACATATGACCGGTAGTAATCTGCGGCGCAGATGCGGAACCTCCAACAATAGCGACTGTTTTAACAATCGTAGCTACTCTGGTGGTGTAATTTACAGCCATTGGCGCCCCTTTTAAAATGTACGTTGTTGCACTTGGTAGCGTGTCAGCGATCGAAAAACCACCCTGCGCCCGCTTAGCGTTTATTTCATCCCATAAAATCTTATTTACGGGATCTTTTGTTCCAATATTTAAATCCATTTTTTGTTATTTTTTAATTTTCATTTGCTTATCTCGCCACTCTTCAGCGATTTTCTTCATATTTGAATTATTCCCACTTTTACCGCCGCCAGGTGTGCCGAATTCTTTAATCCCTAATTCAGATAATTCTTCCTTATAAGATTTGATTTCGGCTTTTATTTCGGCTTCGGTGGCATTTTCTTTTAACCCCTTAAACACGCGTGAAATGTGTTTGGTGCTCAAACCATCGGCTTTTCCTAATTCAGTCACTTTTTTTGTGAATGTTTCAGTTTCATTCCTTGCCAGAAGTTTCTCGTTCTGCTCTCGAATCGTTTTTGCCCATTCCGGTTCTTCATTAAGAGGGTCTGGTTTCTTGTCGTCCTTATCCGGCTTCTTCTTATCCAATTTCTCCCTGTCAATTTTTGACTGTAAATCAGATTGTCGCTTGTCGCCATAAGTGCGAACCATAGTAGATAGCTTCTCGTCCTCCAACACGTCCTCAATTGTTTCAAAAGTACGTGGCTTAAGACCATCCAAAGTAGCATTCATTTGCTCCTCTGTGTCAAAACTTAAATTGCCAGCAAGTGTCGTTTCAAGTCCCCTTGATTCCAATCCTTGTTCAACAACTTCTTTTTCTAATGCCATAGTAAAAATAATTTAAATTTATATACAAATGTAATTAATATTTACATGTTTTACAACATAACACAAAAATAAAGTGAATGTGTTATATAATACTTTTTGCCGCCGACTTTAATATATTAGCTTTCGGCTTGTAATCCTTCGGGTCTGTGCTAATCTTGTAAGGTTCGATTCCACTTGAAGCCCCACCAACCTTTTTTAGCGGGATACCTTTTTCTGTAAAATTATCCTTCTGCCAATCGAAATAGTTTTTATTCTTTACAGTTTTCTGATACCGCTGTGCTGATTTAGGTATTTGCTTTATTTCATTCTTTGAATTTTGCACACCTTTATTGAATTCTTTCTTTGTCTTTTTGATTGAGGTTACATAACAAAGGCAATTATGCCCCCAATATGGTTTCCCATTTCTTCGTAAATACATTATGTGGTTCCGTTCTAACTCTATATCATAAACGAAACCATCATAAGGAAATAGTTCTTTTTTAAATACGGTCGCAGATTTACTTACACATTCACTTATAATCCAACAATCATTATTTTGTTTATAAGTCCCATTTCTAAACTTCACAAGTTTCCCTTTCCCATTATCGTTTCTAAAACCTGGTCTATTGCCAACTTTGACTATACATTCTCCAATATCTGACATCATTTGAGGTGATGTGGTAAAATACGTTCGACTATCTGTTTCGCCCTTAAATTCATTCCCTTTGAACGTTGTGAAGTTTTTCGGCTTTACTATCATTCCATCACATGATATAAAAGCATCAAGAAATAACTTTATTTGCTTTTTATGTGAATTTAATATTTCCTTTGGTACGAACTTATAAAATGACTTTCCGAATTGCTTTAAATAATTCCACATTGATTTATCCCAAAAATTAAAACCAACACCAGCCATTGTAAAATCAAACGGCATCTTTTCTATACACGCTTTTATTTTTGAATAAGTTTCTATGTCGTTTTGTTTTTGCTGAGATATAACACACCAATAGGGTCTGGTTTTGGTTATCGAACCATCACTTAAATAATAACCCATAAATTCAGCAAATAAATCAAAATCAATATTGTATTCACCTATTTTGATGGAATCAGTTTTAATTCCTAAATATTCAGATGCACGGTAAATTGAGCCATTGTTTTTTGAAAAATCAATTGCTTTTTTCTTCCTAAACTCATCATTTGATTTATTTTGATAAATCATATCATGGTCTTTAGTCACCAGTACAGATAAAAAAGCATTATTAAAATGAATCATATCATCATTATACTCTCTTTTATATTGACGTGCAATATTTACATATTCAGGAGTCCTATTTAAAGGATTCAATGAGAATATTTTATCCGAATCTAATAAGTCTTTAAATAATTTCCAACCTCCATTAGTCATTATCTCAGTATCATCTGAATAACAGTTTGGATGCCATCCAGAAAACTGAAAATCCTTTGGATATTTTCCCTGATTAAAATCACAGACATCTGTAAAATTATGCCCAGCCGACAAATGCACTTCATAACCTACAATAAAATCAAGTTGCTTATATCTTTTCTGATCTGAAATACGATAAGCGGCATTGGTCTCCGTTCGTACCATTCTCATTAAATTTTTACGCGAACTTTTATAAACACCCCGACCGGCTGCATTCGGTTGAAGTAACGGACTGATTTTTTTCAACTTAACAACATTTCCTTCCTTGTCGAACACCTTGACATTATAAGGGTCTGTGTTAATTCTATCCAGATCACGAGCTATTGAAGCTGATGAACGCCCTTGTGTTATTCCAGTTCCTATATAATCTTCATACAGTTGTTTGTTGACCTTCGTCAGATTATGAACACGATCAGATAATTGTTTACCGCCTTGAAAACGTTTCTGAAATTCATTTAAGGCATCGAGGTTTAAATTTACATAACGCTGATCTACTTTCCCGGTTATATACGAATTTACAAGGGTGTTATTTTTTTTATTCGCCAAAGCCCACTGATCCGCAGTTTGTTTATTCATTCCGGTCAATAGGTCTTTCTCTAATTTATCAAAATTGGCTTGAATTTGACTTTGTAATCGCTTATTTCGTTTTAATTGCGCCCCGTATTTTGAAGGGTCTTTTAATTGCTTCGATTGTAATACGCTGATTGTTTGCGCGATTTGTTCAGCATTAATTTTAAGCATCCGGGATAACCGATTGCCCCCAGACTTCATATCCAGTAAATGTTTCGCCTCATATTCTCGTTCAAGTGTCATTATGCAAAGATAATATGTTTTATAACATACTTTTTCAATACAATAAAAAAAAGGCTGACATTTCTGCCAACCCCTTCAAGTTAATTTAAAATAAGGTTACTTATCTTCCATAAACGGAATACGGTTTTTGGATTGCACCATTTTGTTGTACTCCATTTGAGCCTTTGCAGTACTCATAATTTTACCTGCCACATTTGCGGACTGTTTTGCTTCGTCTGCGCCTACTTTTCCGGCTCTTAATCCGTCATAAACACTCAATAAATCGGCTCTCAATTCTACTACATTTGTTGTCATAATAATTAATTTTTAAGTTCTCGAATGATTTTAATTTGTACTCTTTTTAATTTTATTAATTCTGGATATTGGCGGAGGTCTGCTACTGGTATTTTCATAACCTCTGAAATATATAAATCTGTTAATTTTTCTTTACGAGCTTCATAATAAGCCTTTTTTTCTTCTTTATGAGCTTCTCGATAAGCCTTTATTTCTTCTTTTCTTTCTTCTTTATGAGATTCATAATCAGCCTTATTATAAGCCTTTCTTTCTTCTTTATGAGCTTTTCGATAAGCTTTGTCATGAGCCTTTCTTTCTTCTTTATGAGCTTTTCGATAAGCCTTTATCTCTTCTTTATGAGCTTTTCGATAAGCATTTCTTTCTTCTTTATGAGCTTCATTATAAGCTTTTTGATGAGCCTTTCTTTCTTCTTTATGAGCTTCATAATGAGCCTTTCTTTCTTCTTTATGAGCTTCATAATAAGATTTAGAACACTCTCTACACCGATGCGTATATCCATCCTTTGAAGCAGTTCGCTTAACAAACCCCTCCACTCCTTTCACCTCCCCACATTTAGTACATTTCTTTTCTTTAATTTCCATACCACAAAAATAACTCATATAACCGATTAATAACAATTTATCCGTATGTTGTATAACATACAACATTAAAAATGTGTGGTTGATTTATTTGCTAATTTTGTGGTATGAAAGCAAAAGGATTAAACATAGGGAATTTTGTAATGTGGGATTCAAATATTACAAAAATTGATTTAATTTCAGAAGAAAACGTAAATGTACTTGATGAAAATTCACTTACTGGATGGTACACTGTTGATATTTGCGATATATTTCCAATTAAGATTACAAAAAAATGGTTGTTGAAATTTGGATGTAAAGAAGTATCCGGCACATATCATTTAGACAGATTTATATTTGTTAAAAATAATGGATGGGAAATATACGATTCAAACACATTGACATATTTAACTAAAATTAATTCCGTGAATGAATTTCAGAATTTTTATTTTATCATGAATAAAAAAGAACTACTCAGCCACCCCTGCATCTAATCCACTCTCTAATTGAATCTGATCCCACACATTAGAATTACCATAATTAATTGAACTGTAAGCAACTGCATTTTCTCGTGATGTGATACCAGACTGAACAGCGGTTGCAAGCGTATCGGTCATCTCTGCCACATTTTCAGGCAGTATTGAATTGAACTCAACCGATATATTAAGCTGATTAAAGACGTCTGAA